CCAAGGGAAGCCTATCAAGATTGGATTGTTTGTGAATTTATTGATAGGGAGAGGGCTAGCGCAAGTCATCTTTATTAAAATAAGCGACCTTGCGATCGCTTATTCCTTCTAGCTTTGTTCAGTTTCTACGGGTGTAGATTTTGATTTTCTCTTTGGTACGATCACTTCAGGTTCGTCAACTTGAGGAGCGCTAGGATCGTAGATTTCATATCCTTCTGCTTGCCAAGCTGGTAAATCTGCGAGGTAAACATCTTTTACGATGCGATCGCCTTTTGATACCGTAACGGGGTTTTGTGGATAAGCCATAAAGTTTCAATTAGAACGAGGGAACGATCCAAGCGCCCATAGTTAAGTTGCCAGCGGATCCAGTTTTAGTCGCCGTTACTCGAATCGCTTCGGCGGTAGACAAGCGATCGGCAACTTCATCACCACCAAACATGATTTCAGTTTCACCAGCAGCACCCGCAAGTACAGCAGCAGGTAGAGTACCAATTACCGTATAAGTACCACCAACGGTAGCAGATACTTCAATAGTGATCACCCATTCAGCAGTACCAGCAGTATAGCCAGTATAGGCAGCCTGAGAGATACAAACCTTGAAGGCTTCGATCTTACGTGGGTGAAACACGATGCCAGTAGAGCTAGTAGTAGCAGATAAAGCTGCAGCTGCGTAATCACGAAGTTGTAAGTCACCGTCGTAAGTGCCACGCGCTCTACGATCTGCAATAGTTGAAAAAGTTTTAGCCATTTTAGAAATACCAAGTTAATTGTTTGAAAGCATTGCAATATATCAATTTGGGGATATCCCCAAATTGAATTAAGCTACAGCATTGCCAGTTTTGATGCCGTACAAACGAGCAGCGCCTTGTCCGTCTTTAACTGCGATCGATTGGTAATGTTCCACACGGGTACGGAATACAGGCTTGACATCAAGTTCACCAAGATCGCGTACTTGCATACCGCCATTCTGTAAGCCATGAACGCCCATAGTAGTAAAGCTGATGACGTAGATCGAACAGCTTTGTGCTGTACCTCCGCCAGCACCGACCTCTGTGAACGGTAGGATCTGCGATTTGTTGCCATCCTGATCCAAGACGATAATAGGCAGATCATTGTAGAACGCGATTTTGCGTCCAAAGCTATCAAGTTCGTAGGTAATATATCCGCCAACGTTTTGATTACGTGCAGCAGTAGTTAGCACACGTCGCATTGTCTTGTTCATGATGATGTGCGTGGGGTTAGTCACCTCATCAATTGCCGCGTCCAAGCGCTCCAAGCTAAGCACATCACCACCAGAAGTCGATCCATTTGAGATTAACTGAGTTCCAGTCAATCGCTTACGCAATCCATCAAATGAGCGCGGATCGGAAGCTGTATCACCTTGAATAAATTGCTGAGTCCAGCGCAAAGCCAACGCCCGAACTTTCATCATTTCATGCTGAGAGCGAACGCCTGCTCCATCGGTATCAATAATGAATTTATCAACATCTAAATCACCACCAAGGATGGACAGCGTTTCAGTTACAGGGTTGACAACACCAGCAGACTCTGTGTAGCTTTCGTTTACCCCACGAAATGCAATACCAGGGAGAGTTTCCTCACGGTTGTAGCTGTATGCGTTACCAGCAATATCGACAAAAGGAATATTTTCGAGAATACCGCTTGAGCTAGCGAATTGCTCGATGATTGCGGATTCAAATACTTTGCCTTCATTAAGCGCAATCTTAGACGCTTCGGTAAGGGTTAATGCCATGATCTTCTTCTATTTCTAATGATTTGCAAGCCTTCTGCTGGCGTTGCGCCTCACTAAATCAAAGATTAGTCATTGCGAGGAATCTTTTCGTTAGTCCAATGTGCTTTCCATACTCGTTGCGACATATAAAAATCAGATTGGCAGTTATCAATAAAATAGCATATTTAAGTGAATAACTTAATTGTAAAGAAATATTACAAAGTACTAGACTGTCTAGTACTATCCTGTTATATTGAGTACATACAAAAAAAGCAGAGGGCAAGCAAATGACTACCACAAACACCACAGCACAAATGTCTTGGTCGCAGCCGCTTTATTGGGATGATTTCACTCAATATTATTTCCAAAATGGCGAATTGAAGTCAGCGCCATCGGTAGCTGATGTACCAGAAGATGTTGAAAATTTTGCCAATATCCACGAAGCATTAAGCAGCTTACAGTCTCGCGGTTGCTGGGGATTGAGCAACCAACTTGATATTGAGCCAAAAACCCAACGCGATCGCCAAAGAGTTGAGGCGTTGCAACTTGATATCGCGATCATCAAAATCGCGATTGAAAAGTATGGTGAGATTCTGCCCGTAATTTATCGCGGGAGAAACCCTGAAATGACTTTGCCTATTGCAAAGCACAAAGTTTTGTTTGGCTCCCCTGACCGTGCGATCGCTGCATGGTACGGCGAAGTTTCCGAGTATCAAAATGTAAAAGCATTGCGGTACTACTCAAAAAAAGTATCGGTTATTGATCCTGACAATGCTGATGCGATGGATGAAGAAGTTGTGTTTTTTCCAGAATCTATCGCTTAATCTACCGCGCCGCAACCTACAGCGCTAAGTGAGGGCAACCAAATCAATTAATCGGAAAACAAAAAACTATGTTTAGCACTCAGTTTGATTCTCGTTTATCTCGCGGCGATGGTACAGGCGATCGTCCCACTCAAATCTTAGTTAAGGGCGATGGCGACAAAAATCATCCTTACTACATTCAAAATGCTCGTTTTGCAGGGAGAACTACTAGGATCAAAGATGCCCTAGAGTTCGCAAAAAACAACGGCGTGAGTGTTGTCAATCTTGCCTATAGTGGCATTCCTTGGGTATTAGAAAACGATGGGAAATGGCATCGCAGATCCTCTACAGGATCTATTGCAGGGATGGAAGTTGAAAAGTCTATAGCGGCAATCACCATATAATTAGCGTTTTGCGGGTTCGCTACCCGCTTTTTTATGCCGCAATACAAAGACATGGCAGGAATCAAGGTTGGAAGGCTTACAGCTATTTCTATAGCCGATCCCCCTAACCCCAATGCAAAGGGCGCTTACTGGCTTTGTGACTGCGAATGTGGTCAGCAAGCAATTATCAAAGGAGCATTCCTTAGAAGCGGGGTCACAGCTTCTTGCGGATGCTTGCAAAAAGAATTGGCAAGCTTGCCTAAAGGTCGATCAGAAAATTATTTAACCCTGTATTTAGAAGGGCTTACCCCTTGCGAAATTGCCAAAATTTATGAATTAAAATCCATTAATTCTGTACTTAGGGAACTTCGTAAATATCCCGAATACAAACCTAATCTTAGCGCTGAAGATACTACAGTTCGGTTTTGGAAACAGCAATATGATTTTGGGATGTCCATTTTGGATATTGCTAAAAAAAGTAAAGTTGATATTAATAAAGTTCGATATTGGCTAGAGAAACAAGGAATAAATATCACAGATAATCGTGTTAAATCACTGAAGATCAAAAGAGAACGCGAAGCAGAAATTCTCTTTGATATTTATCAAAGAGGTTACTTTGTGAAAGAAGTAGCTACTGTTTTTGACCTTCAACCAAAGTACGTTCTTATGCTTTTGCGTGAATTTTATGGCGATGAGATGAGAACAAAAAGCCAAGCAAAACGATTGTTTGACCAAAAACAATCCGCGCTAACCAACAATTCAAGAGCGATCAACCTTGCCACTAATCGCCATGACCTCAAGCCAATCACCCATAACACAAAAGATTTGCGATGGGGACAGGACAATTACGACATCAATAGGAGAGAACATATACTTTGAACACCCAATACACTCATTACACCAAGTTCGCCGCCGAATTTGCTGCTAATAGGTACAAGCCGCCAACGCGACGGCTAACCGACGGGGAACGCCACGTAATCGCTATCTACGATCTTCTTAAAGATGGTCGGTGGTACACAGCCGCGGAGGTGATGTCGATCACTGGCTCCCAATCCAAAACCCACACTCGTAATTTCCTTTGTAGCCTCAAACAGCCATTAGCGATCGCTAGTGGACAGCAAGGCTACTGCATACCGAATCAATCAACCGTAAAAATAGATAACAAAAAAAGCACCTAACGCTAGGTGCTTTTTTTGTTATCTATTTTTACGCGCCCATTCTGCCCTTTGGACTGGATTCATTTTAGATAGCTCATCAGTAGGGATACCACCGCCACGTTTACCACGGCTGCCACGCAATCCATCACCAGTGGCAACCCTAGGGACAAACATATCAGGGTAGGTTTTCACAATCTCAGTCTCAATCCAAAGATCAATAGGCAGATACTTATTGCGATCGTCAGGATGGTAACGTGGATCTCCTGACTTATCTACAACGTACACACCATCAGCATCTACACCGTCTTCAGTACGGGTTAGATAAGCCAATTGAGAGCGAAATGCAGTGTCTTTGGTAAGTAGACTTGTGTACTGTGGTTTGATGCCAGTACTGGAAAGATTGAGAGCGATCGCTGCATCGATGCGAGTCTCGTTAAGTACTACCATTGCTTTTTTGGCTTTAGCCTCAGCAGCTTCTTTTTCGGCTTGCAATCGTTTCTTTTCAGCCGCCGCTTGTTCGCGCTCTAATTTACGTGCTTCTTCGGTATTCTTTTCCTTCTCAGCTTGCTCTAGCTTGGCAGTGCGCTGGAATTCGATTGCTTCCTGAACTGCGTTTAAGTCCATGCCTTCAAAAGCTTTAAGTCTGTCTTCTAGTTCCTTAGTCTTCTTGGCAAGTTCCCTAGCTTTAGCTTTCTCAGCTTCTAAAGCCTTTTGTCCCTTCTCTCCCAATGGCACATCAGCCGATCCTGTGTCGCCTTCTGTGGTTTCGCTCAAGTAAAAGTAACGATTAAATCCAAAATTCATAAATAATCCTAAGCTCTAATAATTTTCGATGTATTGATTCTCGCAATATTCTGAATGCCTAGCTCACTAATAATTGCTTGCTTAATGCTGTTCAGTGCGTTGTAATAGCCTGATACCTCCGTCCCTTCTTTGCGAGAAAAGGAATAGAAGCCAGGTACGGATTGAGAGGTCACTCCATAGTCGCTGCTTTGTTCAATCGCGGCGATCTTTGCTCTTAGCTCTTTAGCGCTGGTAATTTTAGCTTGTATGTCAGCGATCGCTGTCGCGCCATATTGCGTCTCAAAATCGGTAAGAGCTTCTTCAATTCGCCTCACATACTTATACTCAAGATTGAATAAAGTTTTGATGTTGGTTACGTCGGTTGATGTCCATGTACTCATGATTAATCTCCATAAGATGCACCCATAGATGCCATACTTGCGTTCATGGCGGAATTCAATGCTAAATCAAGCATTTCATCTTTTTTAGGTTGCTCATCCTCATCTTCATCCTCATTCTCTGAATCGCCGATCTCTTCAGTAATCTCGTTACTAGTTTGAGTTGGCGCGATCGCAGTAAGCTTTAAATCTTCTGGCAACCATCGCAACTGATGCAATTTAGTAGATCCAGTGTCAGCATCCATAGTGCCGTTAGAGACAGCATCAAGGACGATTTGCACTTCCTGAGGAGTAACAGGCTTATCAAGCACATTAATATCCACCTCAATAGTGCCGTCATTTTCCTCGATGCCTAGCCACTTATCCCAGTAGCTGAATACTTGCTGCCATAAGCTCTTTTGGAGCAATGCAAACTTGCGTAAGCTTGCCTTGCCCTGTGCCATTTTGAGCGCAATTTCATCATCAGTCTGTTGAACTGTGGACTGCCCTAAAAAGGACAAAGCTTCTGATTTAATGTCTGCCCTAAGATCTATCAACATTTCACGCATAGGGGCAACTGATGAAGGATTGATCTGCAATACGCTTATAGTAGCTCCGTTAGCAGCTTCGATAGCAAGCGATGAGCCAATAGTCATGGCGGGCGGATTTTCTGGGATGAAATCAGCCCATGTACGCACATAAGTAGGCTGCAGCTTGTAGATTGTCCTCTGATAATCGCTATATACCTGATAATGGCATTTCACTTTTTCAAGCAAATCTAACAAAGGCGGAGCCTCACATATTGCCTCGCGATCGCTTACTGAGTAAATCACAATCGGAATCTCAGTCAATGGTTGCTGATTAATATCCCGCAATATCTGAGGAGGTTCATAGCTTACCCATGTCTCGTATTGCGTTGTTTTGCCCCTGCCAAGTTTAGATGATTCAGTCTGTTGGTAAAACTTTTCAGTCTGCACAAAGCCATTATCATCGAGGGAATAAACCCATCGTACTTCTACTTCTTTTGATGCAAAACGGTTAATCTTCTCTGATTCTTTGCGCTTAATGACGGCTAAAGTCATCTTTTTTCTGCCATCGTCACTATACTCATAATCCCAATTAATCAGGTCATCACGCTCAATTAAATTTAAGTAAGGGCGTGAGCTAGGATTGGCGATCGCAGGGTAAGAAACGACTATTACTACAAACCCATCTCTTAAAGCTTTTGTATCCGCATCGTGCTTGAAGCTTGCTAAATCAGAGCCGCACAAATCAACATTTTGCTGATTATCTAAAATCGCTTGGCTGACATTATCAGTAAAATCAAATTTACTAACAAGCGCTGCAAACATATTTACGGATGGCTTGAAGTAGTTGTAGAACAGTGTACGACGCGCCCGATCAAAGTATTCCTCTGATTCTTCTGCGGGTGCTTTCGGTAAGTACTCAACTAGCTTTTGTGATTCAATATCGCTATTATTAAAGCCAGATATCCAAGCGCTACGTCCTTCATAAAAATCTTCGCAGCGCTCCACCTCCCATTTATACTTTTCGTACTCAGGATGATGGTAGTTAGGGCTTTCTATGTTATTTTCGCCAACGAGATTCGAGAAATACTGAAACGCATCTCTAGGCTGAATAATGGTTACATCTTGAGGCATTGTTAATAGATGTCAAGTATGTGCTTATTGTAGTATACGAAGTAAAGATTAATGAAAAAAATAGATAAAAACTACCGTTTTACACAAAAAGAGTTAGAGGCGATCCGATCTTTGTATGTGCTTGGCAGACGAGACTGGCTAACAAATGATGTGATAGAAGCTATATCTGCAAGAAGCGATCGTATTGTTAATCGCAATCAAGCCATGACAACATTAGTCCACATGAAACGGACTATAGGTAGATATCCAAAGAATGTAGCTAAATATTTGTTAGAGCTATATCCTAGCCCTACTCGAACTAAACCCACTTGTATAATTGACGGGCGGCATTGACGCGATCGCATAGCGCAAACAGTCGATACCGTGCGTCACTTGGTTGTCCGCTTCTTCTTCTGTGATATTGCCGTACTTATCCTTTTTGCGGTGATATGATTGGCACTCCTCAAAGAATTGGGGCAGTGATTCGACTATCCTGATACGGTTGTGATAGAAGTCGCTGCTCATTAGGTCAATGCCCTTAAGAAAGTCGTTGACTGCGCCCCGTGATTCAGTGCAATAGTTTTTGAATCCCTCTATGCTTTGCCCTTCCTTTGGCTTCCATATCCGCAGAGCTTTGATTGCGTCAGGTCTAGAGGGATCGGCAAAAGCTCTATTGATTCGCCATTTATTAGCTAATTTGTGGCACTCAAATATAAAATCATCTTCAAGTATCGCTTGCCCCTGCATAGCCCTAGGGACTCGCCATTCATCGACCACAAACCAGTGATAAAAGCCGTCTTTGATTAGCGCACAAACGACTAAGGCTCTTGGATTTACTGCGCCCCAGTCCACCGCTAATATGCGATGCGTAAAATCTCTGGGAATGTCACGATCGCTAATGATGTGCGATTCGGTTAATGTCTCAAAGAACTGCCCCTCAAAAGTCTCGAAACTCGCCTCCATCTCTTGACGGAATAGGCGGGGAGATAGCGTAGATTTTAGTAGCTCAATATCAGATTCCTTGAGGTATGGATTGTCGATACTCCTATACTTGAATGCTTGCCAAGTAGAAGGATCAGCAGCGATCGCGTTCTCGAAAGCGCCATACAAATGATTAACCTTGCCTTTGGGAGTACCTGTAAATAAGGCTGTGCTTCCTTCAGTGTCAGCAAGCGCTGGTTGAATAATTTCTGGAAAGATATTTGGCTTCCAGTCTTGCCACTCATCACCGCCAATGTGCCACAGACGCAAACCACGGGCGCGATCACCGTCACCATCATTAAGCCCCATGATCATGAGATCAGGCATATAGAATTCATACGGATCGGGGTTTTTGAATGTGATCGTAAATTCTGATTTACTGATGTTCTCAACTAACCGATGACCATGCAAAAGGTTTTGTAATTGCTTCCACAACAATCTACGCGCCATAACTAATGTAGGCTCGACCAATACCACGACAGGTGGTGAAACTGGGTTGTATGGCGCTCCCATCTCTACCCGTTTCAGTGCTTTGAATATCTGTAATACCGTCTTGCCAAAGCGTCTACCTGATACTGCGATCGTGTACTTAGCTTGGCTATTGCTGATCTTCTGTTGCAATGGGTGGAGCTGGATCGGTGTTTTCCCTGAGTATGTCTGAGAAGCCGACGACCTGTTCTTTAGGCGTGTCCTCTCCATCTTTGCTGATGTCGCGGGGGTCAGTAATGATGTAGCCAAGTTTCAGAGCCTCGTTAATAATCTTGTCTGGTGTCCATGAATCAAGGTCTAAAGCTGTCCGTCCGATGCGTTGGATAGTTGACAATGATCCTGATAACAGGCTTATATCTTTCGCTGGTAACAGTGTTTTGTTGACCTTAGCTTCATTCAGATGTCCAATAATTTGCCCCTGCAATGCCCTCGCAACAGTCAAGATATCAGCATCAAATTTAGTTTGTTCCCCTGCTAGGCTTGAGACCTTCTCTTGCTTTGATTCCCGAGAGACTCGCCTCAAGAATATCTTGGCTTGTTCTACCCACTTATCCCTAGCGGATCTTTGCTGGATAAAGTTAAGGCTC